GTTTTCCAAATTGCCGCCGATAACCTGACACGCCTTCAACAGGAGATTTACAGGGTCTGTTACACATCGCAGGCGGGCGGGAGCCTTGGGGGCGCAAGCGCACAGTCGGGACTTAGCAAGCAACGGGATTTCGCAATCACTCAGGAGGTCCTGCGCGCCTACGGCGATGCCGCCAAAGAGGCGATGAAACGCGTGCTCGCCGCGGTGAATCAGGCACGTCAGGACGAGTTGTTTATCGACGTATCGGGAATGGATGAGTTCGATATCGGCGACTTCAGTACGGAACTGACCGATGCGCGGGAATTGCTGGGCCTTGGAATCGACTCGCCAACGCTGCGGAAGCAGGTGTTCAAGCGTCTTGCTTTGAAGTATCTGTGCGACAGCAGGCAGGACATTAAGGATCAGATCGCGCGGGAGATTGAAGACGCGCCGGACGGGAACGCGGCCGCCGGTTGAGGCGCCGGGCACACGCCGTGGCATCGCGAACTTGAGGAGCATGCATGAACGAGGCAGAACCGAAGGAAGAGAGCACCGCGCAGGAGCCGAAGGACGACCTTCGCGGCATCATTCGGGGTGCGATCGAAGAATTTCTCCGGGCGGAGCAAACGCGTACGGAGCCGGCTTACAAGACCGAGCTGATTGAAGAGCGCCAGCGGCGCGAGCAACTGGAGCGGCGAGTCAATGAGCTGGCGACAGAGAACGAAAGGAGCCGTGCCGCAGCAGAGCGAGCCGAGAGAGAGTCAATCCTTCGCGCCGAATTACAGCGTCTGGGCGTCAGCAAAGTGGAACTGGCCTTCAAAGCCGTAAAGGACGATGTGCAACGGGCCCCGGACGGCAAACTTGTGGCCCGAAGCGGCAACGGAGAGATGACTCTTCGCGATTATCTTTCTCAATTCGTCAGCGAGAATCCAGAACTGCTGCCGGCGCGAATTTCCGGCGGATCGGGAATGGAGCCGATGCCGCGGCCGCCAACGACCAGCGGCGGTATCGACCTGGAGAGAATCCGTCCGGGGATGAACCCGGAGGAGTTAGAGCGGGCACGGCAGGAAGTGGCGCGTCTCGCTTCACAGACCCTGAAGGGGTTGTAAACGGACTCGGCCGAGTCCCATGAGGAAGGGAGAAGAAAGAATGTCAACAGTAATTACAACCACTAACGTTGCGAGCGCAATCGTGAAGCTGGTTGCGGTAGACGCGCTGCCCGCACTGATGGGAAACCTGGTGATGGGCAATCTGGTGAACCGGGATTACGAGCCGGCTCTGGCCCAAACCGGCGACACTATCAACGTTCCGATTCCACCGACACTGGTGGCCAACAACATCGCCGAGGGTGGCACGGTTCAACCGCAGAACCCGAATCTGGGCAATGCGCAGATCGTGTTAAACACCCACGCGGAGGCGACTTTCCAGATTCCCGATGTCACCAAAGTGCTGGCGGTTCCCGATCTGCTTCAGTTGTACATGCAACCCGCGGTAATCGCGCTGGCCCAGCGGATTGAATCCGACTTACTCAATCTGGCGCCGCAGTTCACGGCGAATTCGCCGGTGGGAACGGGAGGGACCGCCATAACGGAGGAAGCGGTGGATGCGGCTGAATCCGAGATGTTTCTGGCAAAGGTGCCCTCCAGCGCAACGAAATACCTGGTGGTGGACTCGATTGCTTATTCGGCGTTGCGGCAGATTCCGCGATTCAGCGAATTCAGCACCGCTGGCGAGGCGGGCTTACGAGCTCTGATCGATGGAGCGGTCGGCAAGATGAAAGACTTCTTCATTCTTCGTTCGCAGTTCGTCCCGAAGAGTGGCAGCGCGCCGGTGGTTACAGACAATCTGGCATTTACCAAGGACGCGATCGGTCTGGTGATTCGGCGATTACCGAAGCCGCTCCCTGGCACCGGAGCTGTGGCCGAGTATGCGGAGATGGGTAACTTCGGTCTGCGAGTTGTGATGAGTTACCAGCCAAGCACACTTACTCAGCAGTTCACCGTGGATGTTCTGTACGGATGCGGAGTTCTGCGGAACACGTGCGGCGTGCAGGTGTATTCGTAACGACAGTCCGGCCAATGGGCAGGGGAGATCAGAGGATCTCCTCTTCCCAAGATCAGGAGCGCAACGGTGGATTTAAGAGCGTTTTTTCAAAACATCCGGCAAGTGGAGAAAGAGATTGCGGGCACTCACGCAATTCTAGTAAGTAATGAGACGTCTGACGGCGGCCGGCCTGGACAAGTCAGCGAGGTGGCGAAAGGCGTGGCCGCGCGGATGATCGTGGAAGGCAGAGCGAGACTGGCAACGCCGGATGAGCGCACGCAATATCAAACGGAAATGCTGCAGGGGGTTGAGGCGGCCAAACGCCGCGAGCTTGTGGGCAGGGCGCAGGTCCGACTTCTTTCCGACAGCGATATCGAAGCGCTTCGCGGCGCACTGAAGCCAGCGAAGAGTTCCTGAAGGCAAGCGATGGCACTCTTCACTGACGGTCCCATTAACGGCACCCAGGATCTGGCGCTGTACGATAGCTCCCTGCTGGAAACGGCAACGGCGGAGGGCATCGACGTGGACGCCAAGATTGCGAACGCTCAGGGCACGATACAAAGCGAGATCGCGACCTTCCTGCTGGATAACAGGTCCATCGATCCGGTGTTTGGTGACGTCCTGAGCTTGCGTCGGCGGACGTCAGGTTTGACCGATGTTGTGGTGACTGCGGAATTGAAGCGATGGCACGCACTCCAGACGCTTCGCGATGTTTATCAGGACGCCAACGGGCACCAGTCCAATGACCGATATCAGTGGAAGTGGCAGGAATACGGGACTGCCACGCGAACTGCCAGGGCCAGATGCCTGGATATCGGAATTGGGCTGACAGCCGATCCGATACCTCGTGCGCGGGCTCCCCGGGTTACGACTGTGGTTGGCGCCGGTGCCCCGGTGACTTTCTATTTCGCGGTGGCGTTGATCAATGCGGAAGGCCAGGAGGGATTGGCGAGCGAGTTGGTTACTGTTAACGTGGCCGCGGCGATGCAGGCGCAGGTAAGTCTGAGCAATCCGCCGAGTAACGCGCAAGGTTGGAACGTTTACGCGGGAAATGGGCCGGAAGCATTGATGCGCCAGAACAGCGACGCGATAGCGGTTTCCGCCTCGTGGACACAGCCTGACGTGCCGATTGCCGGGAGCGCGCCGGGAAATGGCCAGGCGCCGAGTTTTTATGCGGTGCAGAACCGCGTGATCCGGAGAGGATAGCGTGGCGCTGGCGAGCACCTTGGTTGTTCAGAAGACGGTGGCTTTGTTGAGCGGCGATGCCGGTCTCTCGTCAACCGCCCAGGAGATCGCGCTAGTGTCGGGCATAACGCTGCCGACGATCACATCGCAGCAGATAGTCGCCCAGAACGTCTCTGCTGAGATTGTAGAACAGAGCAGCAGTCCGAAGTACCCGCTGTTTCAGGTTTATTGCGAGCGACTTACTAACTCCCATCAGGAGCGGTTCCGGGTGTTTTCCGGCGATGTGGGAATTATCGTGGAGGCACGCGTTTCGCAAGACCGGCTGGACGGATTGGAAGACCAGTTACATGGTTGCGTGGATGCGGTTACGCAGGCGCTGGATGAAAACGGCGGCGACTGGGGCGACGGTGTTTTTTATTCGGGCGGTTACAGTGTGAGTTACAACCAGGTGAAGCACGGCGGGCGCAATTATCTACAGGCCGCCAAGGTCAGCTTCACAGTGGCATTGAGCAGATAAGACACAAGGATCAGGAATGTCATCGTATGTTTCTTCGAGCGAGAACCGGTGCTACGTAGCTCTTGAGAGTAGTTACGGTGTTGCGGCCGCCGTGAGCAGTGAAAACCGAATACCGCCGGTGAGCCTGACTGCGACGCAGAAGACCGCGACGGGACAGCGGAGGGACAAGACCGGATCGCGCACTTTTGCGGGCAACCCGCCTAATCTGCGGCGTACTACGCAGTTCAACCTGACGACTTACCTGAGCGCCTGGGCGGATCAGACGCAACCGCCTGTGCATGGCGCGCTGTTTCAGGCCGCTCTGGGCGGGGGGGCACAATCAACCGAAGGCACCGCATTATCATCGGCGTCGGGGACGACGTTGGCATTCTCGGCAGCGCATGGACTGATTGCGGGGCAGGGGGTTGCTTATGGCGGCGAGATACGGTTCGTCACCAGCGTGGTAAATGCGGAGACGGTTCAACTCAATGCGCCATTCTCGAGCGCGGTGGGCGCGGGCGCAACGACAACACCCACCACCACATACTCACCGGCCTCCGAACTCGAGAGCACCACTATCTACGATTACTGGAGCCCGGCAACCGCGGTACATCGGATTGTTGCCGGGGCCGCAGTG